TGGGCACCTGATCTCTAGGTGAGATCTGACCACCGCGGAGTAACTCATGCGAGTTGAAATCCTGCGGCCGGTAATGATCTCGGGGGAGCCTGCTTCGGCGGGCTCCTTTGCCGAGGTCAGTCTGGCCGACGCCCAAATGCTTATCGGACTCGGCAAAGCCCGCAAGGCTGAAGAGCCCGAAGCTGCTAAGCCTGAACCTAAGCCTGAGCCCCCGGCCGAGGCAGAGGTAAAGCCGAAGCGCACTCGTTCCACCACCCCCAAGGAGTGAGCCATGGCCCTTCTTTCCCAGACTCTCGACAAGCTCAGCCACTTGGCCTTTGCGCCTACGGCTGCCCGCACCGCCAACCTCGACGGCACCGCCGTTGACCTCAACGACTACGAAGGCGACATCGTCGTGATCCTCGACGTTGAGAACGGTGGTACTTCCACCCTCGACGTCAAGTTCCAGTCTTCCGACACCGAAGGCGGTAGCTACACCGACGTGACCGCCGTGTTCGCACTCGACGGCACCGAGCAAGCCTCTGGCACTGTTGCTTTCGCCCAGGTGAGCACCTCTGCTTCCAAGCAGTACATCGCTTTCCCTAAGTCCAGCGCTAAGCGTTGGGTGAAGGCTGTGTCCACCACCTCCACTTCTACCCACACCTACAGCCTCAACGCTGTGGCTGCCAAGAAGTACGCCTAAGCTGCTTAAGCGAAGGACATGGCGCCTGGGCTAACTGGTCCGGGCGCTTTTTTATGCAGCTCAATCTCGATAGAGTGGACCCATGAACCTGTCCAGCGACCTAGACATTTTCTTTAATACGTCGCACTTTGCTGTGAGCTGCACGGCAGGCTCGACGACGGGCAAAGGCATTCTTGAGCAGCCCAGCGAAATCATTGCTGACGGGGTGGTGCTGACTACCGATTACGTTCTGACGGCAAAAGCCTCAGATTTTGGAAATTTGGCTTTTGGCTCTGGCATTGAAGTAGACGGGTCTATGTATTCAGTGCGAAGCACCCAGCTGGTCGACGACGGTTTGATTTGCAGGTTGTTTCTGACAAAAGTCAACGGCCGCAGTCTTACCTTGGTGGATGAGGATCTTGACGGCGGTGGCCCGACCACCGAGTTCACAGCATCTGGAACTTTCGATGGGGGTGGCGTCTGATGGCTATTCGGATTCAAAACCGCCGCGGAACGGCGTCTGAGTGGACCAGCGCAAACCCAACGCTGTCTGCGGGCGAACTCGGCTTTGAGACCGATACCGGCAAATTCAAAATCGGCAACGGGTCGACCGAATGGGACGACTTGCCGTATTCCTCAAGCTCAAGCTCGCTCACAAACATCGGCGATTTAAGCGACGTGGACACGAGCGACAAGACCAACGGCAGCATTCTGTATTACGACTCAAGCTCCTCTCGCTTTAAGGCCGACGACATAAATACAAAGCTCACGCTTGCTGACGGCGGTAATTTTTAGGGATCAATCGTGTCAAGTTTGCCGGCTAAAGTGACTTAGGCAGATCCCTAGGACCTAATTTCCAGCTAAGGAGGCACCCACCAGATGGCCAATACCCTTCGGATCAAGCGGCGCGCCTCTGGCGATGCCGGAGCTCCTTCAAGTTTGGCCAACGCTGAACTTGCGTTCAACGAAGTTGACGACACGCTGTATTACGGCGAAGGCACCGGCGGAGCAGGTGGAACTGCGACTTCGATCCTTGCCATTGGTGGCTCCGGCGCTTTCGCGACGCTGAGCAGCACGCAGACAATCAGCGGCAATAAGACCTTTACCGGGACTCTCGATTTCAGCGGCGCAACGATTGCGACGTTGGAGACGACTGGCAACGTCACGGTCGGAGGCAACCTCACCGTTAATGGCACGGTTTCGACCATTAACAGCACCACGGTCTCCGTGGATGACAAGAACCTTGAGCTCGGTTCTACTGCCTCGCCTTCTGACGCCACTGCCGATGGCGGCGGTATCACCCTGAAGGGTGCAACTGATAAAACTTTCAACTGGATCGACAGCACCGACAGCTGGACCAGCTCGGAGCACATCGACCTTGCTTCTGGCAAAGAGTTCAAGATTGCCGGCACCTCTGTCCTGAGCGGCAGCACTCTTGGTTCTGGCGTCACAGGCTCCAGCCTGACCAGCGTTGGCACTATCACCAGCGGAACCTGGAACGGCAGCACTATTGGAGTTGCTAACGGCGGCACCGGCCAGACCAGCTACACCAACGGCCAGTTGCTGATTGGTAATAGCACTGGCAACACGCTGAGCAAAGCGACGTTGACCGCTGGCAGCAATGTCACGATCACTAATGGTGCTGGCAGCATTGAGATTTCTGCTGCCGACACCAACACCACTTACACAGCTGGTGATGGCCTTGATCTAACCGGCACAACTTTCAGCGCAGACCTTAAAGCCAACGGCGGCTTGGTCATTGAAAGCGGTGAAATTGCTGTCGACCTGGGCGCTTCAAGCATTACCGGCGTACTTGCAATCGCAGACGGCGGCACCGGCTCTAATAGCTCGTCAGGCGCACGCACTAACTTGGGTCTGGGCACTATTGCCACCCAAGCTGCCAACAACGTGTCAATCACTGGTGGCACGATCGACGGCGTGACTATCGACGGCGGTACTTACTAATGCCTGAGATCTACGGAAGCTGGGCCTCGCGTCGCGAAAACATCGTGACGCTTGGCACGCTCACCACTGTTGCAGCCACTGATGCCGTTGAAGTCAGCGGCATCAATTTCACCTTTGTCCACGACGTAACAGGCGGCAACGTCACTGTCGTGGATGAGGGCAGCCTGGACGGCGACACCTGGTTCTCCCTAGACGAAGCAAAAGCGCACACCCAAGCGGGCGTTGACGCTCACTTCTATCCCAACCGAGTGGTTCGATTTGTCCGTTCACGCACCACAGCAATCGGCTCAGGCGAGTCTGTGACAATCTCTATGGCTTGCGATTAAGACAGTTGCTAAATCCATGCCCATAATGCGGACATGGATAAGCACACCCGTGAAAATTGGGTAAAGGTGCGCGAAGCGTTGGAACGCGCAGGGAAGACTGATTGTTTGATTTACCGTAGAGCTTTGGCCATCACTACTGGTGGCAAAGATCCTGGTCCTTTCGGCACGAACACCTAATGGCCACTAAACGCGAAGACATTCTTGCTGCCATCAAGACAGCGTTGGCCGGGACTACAAATGTCGGCACCAGGATTTACCGAAGCCGGGTCGAAGCAGTTGCACGGGCAGAGTCGCCTGCTTTGGTGATCGAGCCATTAACTGACACGCCAGTTCAAAACACGGCTTTACCGACGCTTGATTGGACGCTTCGTGTTCGCATCAGTGTGATTGTCAGGGGCACAAGCCCAGACAATGTGGCTGACCCGACGATCCAAAGCCTTCATTCAAAGCTAATGGCGGACTTGACTTTGGGCGGTGAAGCGATTGACGTACAGCCCGCACAAACCACATTCAATTTCTTCGAGGCTGATCAACCGGCGGGCGTCATTTTCTGCGAATACGACGTGCGTTACCGCACTCAAGTTGCTGATCTGACCCAATAAATCACCAGATCTAGACTTGGGCCTAACAAGTCACTCGACTTACCATGACTGATGAACACCGTGGTGAAGGCGGGAGCTACCTGCTGGACCCGGAAACGGGCGAGCGCAAGTTAATCAAGCGCACGTCTCCCCCAACACCATTCGAGGTAACCACCGATGGCTCTGCTCCTGCGGAAACGCCTAATTCTGATCGAAACGGAGTCGACGTACGGGACGGATCCGACACCAACCGGAACCGACGCCGTTCTCGTAAGGGATCTGAACATCACCCCTCAGCAGAGTGATGTTGTCAACCGCGACGTTGTTCGCCCCTACCTCGGTGCTTCCGAGCAGCTTCTGGCAAACACCCGCGTTGAATGCACCTTCAGCGTCGAACTGACCGGTTCCGGCGCCGCTGGCACGGCTCCTGCCTACGGCAAAGCCCTTCAGGCTTGCGGCCTGTCTGAGGTAATTGACGCCGGCACCAGCGTCACCTACGCCCCCGTCAGCTCCAGCTTCTCTAGCGTCACCATCTACTACAACATTGATGGTCTGCGTCACAAGGTGACTGGCTGCCGTGGCACGTTCGTGATCAACGCCAACGTCGGCGAGATCCCCACGATCGACTTCACTTTCACCGGCGTCTACAACGCCCCTGACGACAGCGCACTGCCCTCTGCAACCTTTGCAAACCAGGCAACCCCGCTGATCTTCAAGAACGGCAACACCAGCAGCTTCCAGCTCCTTTCTTTCGCTGGCTGCCTGCAGTCCTTCAGCTTCGACATCGGCAACACCCTGGTGTACCGCGAACTGATCGGTTGCGACAAAGAAGTCATCCTGACCGACCGCGCTGCTACTGGCTCGACCACGATCGAAGCCGTGAGCATCGCCTCGAAGGACTACTTCGCTGCTGCCCTAACTGACACCAGCCTGGGCAACCTGGACTTCACCCACGGCACCACCGCCGGCAACATCGTGGACTTCGCTTCCACCCGTGTTGACATCGGCGACGTGTCCTATGGAGATCAGGACGGCATTGCCATGTTCAACATTCCCTATACCTGCGTGCCTAGCACCAGCGGGAATGATGAATTTGAGCTTCAGTTCACCTAAGCTGCGCTCAATCACACCAACCTCGGGGCCGCTCATGCGGCCCTTTTTTGTGCCTGTAAGATAAAGCGGAACTACTACTTCTTCTTATGGCGTTCGTACGCAAGAAGGTCAAAACCTTCAAGTGGCCCGTAAGTATTGAGGAGCCTAGCGACGGCGGCACTTTTGACACCAACACTTTCGATGCAACGTTCAAACGTGTTGGCCGCAAGGATTTCCTGAAGCTCAGCGAGAAGAGCGAACTTGACCTGCTCAAGGCTGTGCTGGTGGGCTGGGACGGCATCGACGACGAGGACGGCAAGGCCGTGCCCTTCTCCATCGAGGCTCTGCGTGAGTTGAGCGACGACCCTTACTGGATTCGCGGCGTGCTCAAGGCTTACACCGACACCTTTGAAGGCGCCAAGTCGGGAAACTAAAGGACGCTGCGATCTATTGGGCTGGCGGCGGCAAGCGCGTCGAGGATCACTCGCAGGATGATGCCAAGGCTCTTGGCATTGTCCTGCCCAAGCCCAAGAAAGAAAGCAGCGACGATTTTGAGGTTTGGGACGATAACTGGGACATCGTGATGATGTTCATGCGTATGCAGACCCAGTGGACGACCAGCATGGCCGGCTACGTGGGTTTGAAGTATGAGGTGCTGCTTAGTTCTGGAGGGCTATTTGACCTCTACAATGTCG